TTATCGTCGTTCCAAGGTTTACCTTGAAATACCATCTTTTTAACGATCTCCATAAACTCACCACCTTCAGCACTAATTCCAACAGCAGCAGTGGTAAGGCGATTAATATTGGCACCCTGTCCGTCAAGAACACTAAGACTCTCAATAAAAGATTTATAATCCCTACTGGGATTGGATGTGACACCATCCACGAATATAGCATACTTAGAAAAGTCAATTTTTTTAGTCATTAGTTCTCCAGATGTAATTTCCAAGACCTTGTAGATTCAATCCAATCTCTTAATAAATTTGGTTGTTTCCATTTTTTACCTTTACCCAAACTTGTTTGATTAGAAGCAAAATGATTTGCTAGTGTAACTATATGATCGTCAGAAAGATCATTTAAGTACATTACAATGTCTTTTTGTATTGCATCTAAATCAGATTGTGCTAATTCAGATCTATTTTCTGGATGAATAGTTTTAAAAGGATCGTATGTTGCCATTAGAATTTAAACTCTGCGAAAGATTTTTTAGGTTTTTTATCTTCTTTATTATACTCGTCTTCACTACCATTGTCAAGAATATCATCCTGTGCTTTCTGCTCACAGTCATATAATCTCATCTTTGCACGATCTATTCCTATCACAAACCTCTTAAAGATAGTCGGATCATTATATCTATTCTTCAATTGTTTAACCATAATTTGGTTTAACCCTTCGAGTTCCTCAGTAGATATAAGAGCGAACATAAGATCAGCAGTTGCAGGAAGACCAAATGACTCAGAGGTATCGGTAAGGTCAACATCACTACTAGCAAAACCACTACGAGTAGTTTGAGTTGCGGAAACAATCGGAACGTTCGATTCGACGGCAAGACCACGAAGTTCTTCCGCAATCGCTTTAATATAGGAATACGAATTGACATTAGCATTTGCTTTGTAACGTGAAGATGCACATATGTTTAGATAATCTACGAATATTATATCAGGTCTGAAAGATTTTTTTAATGCTAGTTCATTAAGTAATCCTTTAAAATGTCCACTGTGTGCACCCGCAGTTGGATATTCTTTTATGATTAAATGACCTTGAGTTTTCTTGGATACGGCAGTAACCTTATTCTCAAACATTGTTTTGGGTAAATCAGTTAAGTCCTGTATCGAAACATCTAATAAGTTTGCATCAATTCTTTCAGCAATTTTCTCTTCTGCCATCTCCATTGTAATGTAGAGTACGTTCCTCCCTTGTAACAACACGGAGCTAGCAACGTGGCACATGAATAAAGACTTCCCGACACCTGTACCAGCAAGCGCGATGTTAAGAGTCTTATTAGGTAGACCACCTTTGGTAATTTTATTAAAGTATTCCAGATCAAATTCGATTTTTTCTTCTTTCTTGTGATAGAACTCATATCTTTCTTCGTAGTTTAGTAAGTAATCATGTCCAATATTATTATCAAAAGAAACTGCTAGTGCATCTGATAGTATTGTTGGGATTGCATCACGATTCTTTTTGTCATCATTACCATCTGCAATGTGAATCGATTCCATCAATGCAAGATAAATTGCACGATCACGACACCACTTTTCAGTCGAATCGAGTAACCATTGCTCATCAACAACTGATTTCATGAGATGTTGATTTATCTCATGAATCTCCTTTGCTTCTGTATCTGAAAGGTCAGTTCGATTCTCAACCTCAATATTTAGTGCCTCTACAGTTATGGATGATCCATACTTGACAATAAATGATATAATTTCCTCAAAGATTACTTTTTCTTTTCGATCCTCAAAGTAGTCAGGTTGAATAAAAGGGATTACCTTTCGAGCATATTCCTCATTGTGTATTAGATTTTTTAGAATTGTAGATTCAATTCGTTCCATAAGAAAAATTCTTCTTTGATATTTCGTCTAACTTATTCATTATATCATCAGTAAAATATTTGTCTGGTTCTGCGTAAATATTTTTTGCATATATCTTCTTACCATCAATTTCATATCTACCTGCAACATTTTTCCAGAGACCACCAAGTTCTCCTAACTCAAGAAGACCATAGTAACGATCAAGTCCTCTTTCATCATAGTAAAGTCTTATTTCGACTTGTTTGTTTTCTCTGCTGAGTCTCGATTTAACCGTCTTAGCTTTAATAATGTTTCCAACAACCTCTGTCTTATCCTTTTCCTTCTTCTTTCCGAGATAAATGATTGTACTGGCGGCATATTTGAGGCCACTGCCTCCTCCCATTTCTTTAGTTGGGACATAAGATCCGATAACATCGTAGGTATGATTTGTAACTATAAGTGGTATGTTTGCTTGACCAAGTTTAAGAGTGAGCATACGGAATGCACCCTTAACAAGTTGTGATTTGGTCATGTCACGAACTTGTTTATCATCCAAAGCATCACGGATTTCTTTCTCTGTAGAAAGCATACCCAATGAGTCCAATACAAACATACAGGGTTTGCGTTGTTCTTCGTCTGTCTTAAGATATATATCAACTGCCTTCAGTGCCTTGCCACGAAACTCCTCAACTGTCACGACATTCACAACAACCAACCGTGTTGTATCAATTCCACGAGACTCCAATAATCCTTTATTGACTGCTGCTTCAGTATC